TGCATGATGGCGTTGATCTCTTCCATGTTCTGGGCCATGGCCAGCGGGGCCACCGGGGTGACCTTGACCTCCAGCCCGTTGACCCGCAGGGGCATGTCGATCAGGCCGCGCTCGTCCATGACCTCCAGGATCTTGGCGGTCACCGGGATCATGGTCTCGTTGATCAGTCGGCCAAAGGCGCTGCCCAGGTTCTGGGCCAACTCCTTCATGCGCTCGACGATCTCGGTGGCTGACCTGGCGCTCATGTTGTCGGGCGGCAGCGACTCGTCCAGCAGGATGCGCTTGACGTTGGAGCGCAGGTCGTTGATCACCAACTGGCTGACGTTGAAGTCACCGCTGCGTGGCAGGGGCAGCAGGGCCGGGCCTTGTGAGCCGCCATTGCGTGCCACAGGGATGATGGCACCCGGCACGATCTTGACCGTGTTGGGATTGAGCACCCCATCGTCAGCGGCGGTGTAGACACCTGCCACGGCCAGCGATGCGTTCTTGAGCAGCAGCTCGATGGTCTTGTTCAGCGTCTTGATGTCGGGCAGGGCGGTCATCAGGGGGCCGCGCCCGTAGATCTCACCGGCCACCTTCATGTACCGGCTGATCACCCAGGGGCTCATCTTGCGGCGGCGGTAGACCAGTTCAGCCTTGGACAGCTTGTCGATAACGTGGTAGCAGTAGTCGCCACGCTTGTGGTCGTAGATGGTGGCCTCCAGCAGCTCGATGTCGTCGGTCGGCTTTTGCTCGATGCGCCTGGCCATGTCGTCGGGGATATTGGCATCTGGCCACTGGCGCTGGATGCTCTCGCCCTTCATGCGCATGCGCCGGTAGACGTTGTCAACCTGACCGTTGGCTCCCTCCTCGTAGCTCACCAGGAACAGCGGCACGGGGATGAAGTTGAGCGGCTGCACATCGTCGCCGGGCTGCACCATCATGCAGGCGGTGCCCACAGCCAGATCCAGCAAGAACTCGCCCATGGCGATGTCAAAGTTGGATTGGTTCAGCATGGTGAACATCTTGTCCTGGTAGACCTCCAGCACGGCCTGCGCCTGCTGCCGGCGATCTGCCGGGATGTCCGAGCCGGCCTCCAGCTTGGCCCATTTGCGCTGCGGCGGGAAGACGACAGACTGCAGCCGGTTGGCAAAGCGCTGGGTGCTGTTGATGGCGGTCGAGTCAAAGACCCGCATCATCTTCTTGGAGCCCGTGGCACCACCCTCCCACACGCCGTAGAGCTGGCGCTGTGGCAGGGCGAACTCGTAGGCATCCTGGTAGAGCTGCTGGAACTCGTCCTTCTTGGCCTGCGCTGCGGCCTGCCGCTTGAGGATCTGCTCAGGAGTCAGGCGCATGCCGCCAGTTGTGGTCTTGTCGTATTCCATGATCAGTCTTCGTCCTCTTCCAGCTTGGCCTCTTGCATCATCTGCTTGAGACTTTTCATCGGCTTTTCGTGCTTATTCGCGGCCATGTACTTCTCGACCTTCTTGCGCAAGGCAGGCGGCAGCTTGGAGATCTCGACCTTGTCTTCCATCTCCTGCTCGATCTCGATTTCGACTTTCATTTTTTGCCTTTCTTCATCTGCTCGGCTTCGCTCATGGCGATGGCCACGGCCTGATCGCGGCTGGCCACCTTCTGGCCGCTGGAGCTCTTGAGCTTGCCAGCCTTGTACTCGCGCATGACCTTGGCGACCTTTTCCTGCATCTTCGTCTTCATGTCCTTCATGGCTCAGTCCTCTTTGTTCAGTTTGTACTTGTCGAGCATGTTGCGGCCCTTGGCCGCCAGCCTGGCTGCAGCGCCAGCAGTGCGAGGCACGGGCTCGCCCCAGGCATTTGCTGCCAATGCCAAGCGGGTTGGCTTGCCTTTGTCGTCCACCAGCGGCCCACTCGGGTTGGTGTAGAAGCGGGTCAGGAAGGATCCCTTGCGCCGGGCTCGCTCGCCCAGGGGTGACGATTCCTTGACCCCAGGCTGCAGGTTGCCGCTCTCACCGGAGCGCTCAAACTTGCGCCGACCGGCCTCGGTCAGCCCACCCTCGGGGTCTTTGTACTTGCTCACTGCTTGGCCTTTGCTGCGATCATGTTGTCAACCAGATTGGGGTAGGGTCTACCCGCCTTGGCTGCGCGGCGCATCGCGTTGCGCTTCTCGGCATCGGTGAGCTTTTGCGGCTTGCCAAGATCCTTTGGCCGGGGCTTGTCCCATACCTCTTTCATGCCTGCTCTCCTGACAGTAGGGGTCTTGTGACCTTGCGAGACACGGCACCGAGCTTGGCCGCCCGGCGCTCGCCGACCTCGCGGTTGAACACGCTCTCGGCCTCAGCCTTCTTGGCCGCGAACTGCGAAGAGTCGAACTCTTCGATGGCCGGCGCGGTCGGCGCCTCTGGTAGGACAGGGGCTTTCTCGGTGAACGTGGGGATCTCCTTGGGCGCGTAATAGGTGAACTCCTCGCGCTTGGTCTCGTAGCCGGCCAAACCGAACAGACCCCACCTTGGCGTCTTGGTCTCTTTGATCCCGGTCATCGGTGTCACCGGGTTGGCCTCGATGTCGGCCAGCAGCTTGTTGTAGTCGTCCAGCTTCTGCTGGTAGGCGGCCCTCTGGGCCTCGTAGGTCGGCAGGAGCGACTCTTTGTAGGTCGCCATCTGCGCCTCAAACGGCTTCATCTTCTCGGCCACCCCAGCCTGGTAGCCGGTGAAGGCGGTCTGGTACTCGCCGGTCATCGCATCGACGTTGGCCTTGTACTGCTTGGCCAGCCGGTCGATGTCGGAAGTGCTGCGCCGGGTGATCTGGCGCTGCTTGAACTGGGGTAGGGTGGCCATTACTGGATCCTCATGCCGCCGCTGCCCAGGTTGATCGGGATGCCGAGCTCTGCGTCCATGCGCTGGTCAGACAGCAGGGAGCGGCGGCCACCACGGGTGCGAGCTTTGAGCGCTGATGCCTCTGCCGATGCGGCCTTGCGGCGCTCCTCGTCGGCGGCGTCCTGCACCTCCTTGGCCTTGCGCTCCATCTCCAGCTTGTTGGTCTGGTAGTTGAGCTGCGATTGCTCAAACTGCTGCCGGGCGGTCTGGGCCTGCTGCTCAAGGGATGCGCCCTGCTTGGCATACTCAGCCGTCTGCTTGGCCAGCTCGGTGCGCATGGCGGCCTGATCGGCGGCCTGCTGCGCCAGCAGGGTGCGCTGATCGTTCTCGGCCTGCTGCCTGGACTTGCGTGCTTGGTTGGCGTTGTATGCGGTGCTCAGGATGATGGCACCAGAGATGAAGTAGGTCATTCAGTTAGCTCCTTGTGGTCGTAAACTTCCATGCCCAGCTCGGCGTATTCCATCGCGGTGAACATCGCCTCCAGCGTTGGGATGTCGGTCTCGTCGGTCGGGTTGGGGTGAATCGTCGTCCAGATCGCGTCCTCATGCGTGACCACCACCCGCTTGGTGCCGGGCTCCGAGATGAACGAAGCAGGGGCCGTGTGGGTTTCCAGGCCAAACTCGGTGTAGCAGGTGATGCTGCCCTGGCTGATCACGTTGAAGTGGCGATGCCGGTGGATCTTGCCCACCACCACGGTGCCGGCAGGCAGGTGGATCTCACGGGCATAGATGCCAGGGGCCAGCCAGTGCTTGAGCGGTGGCGACTCGTCCATGCGCTGGCCATCGGGAAGCGCTTGGCAGGCCCGTTGAATGGCCATGATCTTCTGCCGCGCTATCGGCGCAGGCAGATTCGCTGGCGGCAATTCAATGATGGCTGTGCTCATACCAATAGATTCTATTGGGGTTTGGACATGATGCAATGGGCTGTATATCAGCGCGATATGCGCTCATGCAAACACATCGAAGTCGGTGCTGGCGCTTGATTGGCCCATGGGTCTGCCGCCGAGCTGGTGGGCGCGGGTCATGCGGTTGTACTCGCCGCCGCCCAGCATCAGGTAGCCGAAGGAGTCGCCAATGTGTGAGTGCTCGTTCTTGTTGGGCGCGTCCCGGAAGCGCTCCTGGCCAGCGCCGACCGCCACCCGCTTGAAGTGGTAGCCACCGGCCAGCGCCTTGCGCAGCAGCTTGCACTCGCGGTTGACGATGAGCCCAGGCTTGCCGGCGATCAGGCGCTGCATGGGGGCTGCGGAGGCCTCGCGGCGCACCTTGAAGTCGTTGCTGGCTGTGGGCTGGGCTCGCAGGCCCAGGGTTTTCAGGTGATCGAAGGCGGTGACCTCGTAGATCGCGTCCCTGGCCATGCCGGCAGGGTCGCCCCAGATCATCACCTGGTGGTTGGGGTAGCGCTGGTTGAGCTCACCCAGCAGTTGATGGCCAAAGCGCTCCAGGCCCATGTCGAAGGTGACGATTTCCTGGTGGATCAGCCACCGGCCATTGGGCAGCCTCTGGCCAATGGTGGCAGCCGGGGTCAATCCGAAGTCCAGCCCCACCTGGATCGGCACCGTGGGGTCAACCTCGGTGTCGCCAGACATGGTCGAGTCCTCATATTCAGGCCAGACCGGGCGGCCCTCCTGCACATCGGTGTACTCGCCGCCGGCATAGCAGCGGATCCAATCCAGATTCTTGCCCAGCAGCATCTGCTGGTAATAACCTGGTGGCAAGTTGTGGATATTCTCAGCCATCGGGTTGACCTTCCACCACTTGCCACTGGCAAAGATGTGATCGTTGGCCTCGGGCATCTCGGGCAGGTCTTCAACGGCCACCGGCACCACGCCGCCAGGCTGCTTCCAGAACTTCCAGGCGTACTGGCCGGTCATCTTCTCCTTCTCGGCCATGCGGTGCCACCAATGGTCGTCGTCCATGGGGTTGGTATCCATCCAGATCCCGTGCCAGGAAGCGCCGCCATCGCGCTTTGTGGGGTATCGGCCCACCCGGTGGGTCAATCCATCGATCACCGCCTTGGGAAGCTCCCTAGCCTCGTTGACCCATGCACCCGTGAGCTCCAGCGACAGCAGTTTTCGGACATCCTTGGGCTGGTCAAGGGCCAGGAAGATGACCTCGCAGTCGATTCCAGCGGCATCCCCACGGGCCGGCAGCCTGATGTGGTGGGTGATGGGGGGTGTCCACAGCATCGGGCCGAAGGTGGCCTCCGGGAACAGGTCGAGCCAGGTCTTGATGGTGGTGGTTTTCAGCATGGGGTAGCTGTTTCTGACCACCGCCCAGCGGGTATACCGGATGTTGTCCACAGGGCTGGGCTTTTGCTGCACCGCCTTGATGAAGATCTTGCTCGCGCAGCCGTAGCTCTTGCCCGATCCGACCGGGCCCATGATGCCCTGCACGAAGTTCTTGCTCTGGATGAAGTCGTAGATCACCGGCGAGCTGCTGAAGTCCAGGTTCAGCCCAGCCACCGGCACAGACTTGTCCGACGTTTCCTTGGTTCTAGCCATCAGTACCCCTTGGTGCCACCACGTTGATGTCAATCACGCTGGGCTTGTTGTCGTCATCAGGGTTGTCCAGCAGGCCAGAAGCCTTGGCCAGCAGCCGCAGCACCCCGACCTTGTCGTAGAGCTCGATCTCCAGCGTGCTGACCCCGTCCTTGTCAGTCCTGACCTTGATGTTCTTGATCGCGTGCAAGGCGTGCTCAGGTATATCGCTAGAGCGCTTGACCGTCACATTGCCGCGATCGTCCCACTCCATGATGTCAGTCAGTTTGGTGTTGGCCATGGACAGCAGCGCATAGGCCACCGCCTCCTTGTTGGCCATGATCGTGCCGCTCCTCTCCAGCCGGCGCTGCACAGACCTGACCCCACCCCAGTTGGTCAGGGGAGGGATCACAGTGGACTGCTTAGGTCTGG